AGAAGTAGTAGGTATTGTACTCAGCCCGGCAATTGACAAATTACCTGAACCAAAAGATATTGAGTTCTGTGGCAAGTCGTACTCACCTGAGCCCTCAGCTTTATTCAAACCTATCGCAACGACATCGCGTGGATGGAGAATAACATTGGTAGGAACATAGAAATCTTCGGTATTTGTAGGAATCTGCCCGTATGCAGCGTCGATGATCATCTCCCCGAAATTGGTAAACGTTCCATCGTAAGCAGTAGCAGCAGCAAGAAGCCCAGTCACTGGATTTGTATCCGATGTTCCGTTAAGAACGAAGCTGTTTTCAGCGGTCTTCAAGCTGATCAACATTTTTTGCTGCAAATAAGAAGTCAGCCAAGCAATGTCATCCAGCATCTCACGCTCAATGATAACGATACCTGCCAGCCATTTGAAGAATGCTGTCTGCGAGGTGAAGTCAAAATCAAGCTGCGGTTTGTCTTGCGTCTTATCAGTCCACGGAGCTACCTCACCTTCACCGCCATTCTCCTTAGGATAGATAATACTATTAGCGGTTGATGTTGCCTGAGGAAGAATATCCGCCAGCCACACACGATTATACGGATTCCAGATCAGTCCGGGCATTGCTTGCTGAATCCACGGAGTAGCTCCGGGAAAGTTAGCAGCAATACTCATGTCACCGACTGCTTTCATGGTCATGGTGACAGGTGCTCCGCCCTTGTTGCTTGCAAACTCTTTGATCTGATCAGCAGACTTTTCGATAGCATCAGCAAGATGTTCATTGAACGACTTTTCTTTCACATCACCGCCGGATTGCTTGATCTCTTTCACCTGAGCCTGCAATTCCGCAACCTCCTTCATGAATTCCGTGCGTGCTTTTTCAATCTCTTCCTTAGTGGAGAGCCCGGAAAACTTTTTCTCAATTTCTTCTACTTTGCTCGATACTGCTTTCGTCAGTTCTTCCGCAGTAGCCTTAGCCGCCTCCTGTGCTTGTTTTTTGATAGCTTCGGCAGCTTCATTTTTAGCTTTCTCAATAGCTAATTTTTCTTCTTCTGTCATAAATTAAAGATTTTTGATTTGGTTGTAAATATCCAGTATAATAGGAGACGGCTTAATGTCGGCAGTGGTTGGATCGATGTCCTCCGGCTGCTTATTCTTAAGTGTCAAAAACTCCTCGAATGATTTTAGCATAGGGTCTGAAAAACGTTGATTATACGCTTTTTCTATCAATGTCCAAAACTCCTGCTGTGTTGGTTGTGATAGCGAATTGACAGACTTAACGGCATCAATAAGAGACAAGTCGTTCGCAGGGTCATCCGTTGTCAATACAGATATCTCTCTTAACTTGTATTCCTTCACTCTCGACTTTTGCGTCGCATCCCGTTTAGTTGCCCACCCTGCAATAGACATACCGCTTTCGAAACCGTTCTCATGAAGAAACTTAACCTCCTGATACGTGTCTTTTCCTGCGTCCGTGTTTAACAGCATCTTGATAACTGTGTACAGTCCATAAGGATCTGAAATATTCATCTCTGTTGGAACACCTACCAAGACAGGAGTATGATTCTTGAATATTCTTATTTTGTTGCGTCTCTCAGTGACTGTTTTAGCGAAGGACCCGAAGTCAGATATATCTCCCTGACTGTCTTTCACGTTATACACATTAGCGTATCCAGATATAATCCCTTCGTCGCTTATGTCTTTGATCTCGCTTTGATTTTTAAAAATTAGCTGTTCCATAGTTATTATTATCTCTCCATCTTACATAAATTACTTGACATCCGCAGTTTATAACATTCCCTGCACTTGCTGAGGGATCATGCGGATACATCATGTTGTCTGTTATTCCTGTATTCGGGTCAGTGACCTGCCATCTCGAATTCTCGGGAATAGCCATTGAATTATCAAGATACATGTGCCAATCTCTGGGATCTTTCGCTCCACGATGGATCCAAAGTTTACCCAGCTTGCTGCCCGTCTCTTCTTTCCAGTCCTCTGCGCTCTTGCTCTTAGCAGTATTAATCACTAGGCCAAGTTCGGTCCTTGATATAGTTCTTGAACGAATATTCCCAATCTTACCAGAAGTTGCCTTCACGATCTTATCAGTAATAACTCCCCGCGTCCATCCTTTTGTTGCGCCCTCAGTAACTATGTCACGAAGCGTCTTTTCAGTGGTCTCGTCAATACCTTTTACACGTGTAACAAGTTCTGTGATCTTCAATTCCTGCATGAACTGGAACCACTTCGGAAGAAAAAAATCAACTGCTTTAACTGTCGATCGCTCTAGCTGCCTGTATTGTCTGGGCATCCAGAAGCGTATCATATCGTCATACATCTGTTCGATTACACGATACATGTCGTTACTGATATATCCGTTTGAAAGATAGCTTTCGCCCTGCTTCTTCAGTGCAGCAAGTATTCTTCCTGCGTATCGTCTTTCAAACGACGATTGAAGTCTAGATTCTATATGTGCTATCCTTCTTAAATTCATATCTGCGTGCTTTCAATAGCATAATCACTTAACGGAACCATTCCCTGAGAAATAAACACCTGATTGGCATAATCTTCCTCCAGTTCATCGCTGCCCAACATAACTCTCACTTCGTTGATAGTATGCGTCTTGAGCATTGCCTCTGCATCCTCAAGGTCGAGCCTCAACTCGTCGTAAGCTGACAGATCGTAATCGATAGTGTACTTGATTCCGTCTCTTTGCGCAAACGGAGCCACTAGCCACTGATTGATCTTATCTTCCTCAGCATTAAGATAAGGTAGTACAACTTCCAAGACGAAGCGTTTGCCTGCTTCCTTCTGATTCTGATAAGTCGGGTTAGGGTCAAACAGGACAGCGGGCACGCCCCACAGATCACATAGTTTAACTCCCGCCTGATCTAGACCCTTGATGATGTTGAGAGCGTCGGGCGATAATCCTATCTGCGTGTACTGTAGCGGCATTCCTGAAACAACTATCTTGTTCCTGTTCTCCACGCCCTCTATCTTAGTTCTTACGCTGTCCTCTGTTTTTGCCACCTGATCAGGTGTGAGCCACAATTCTGGATTTGGATGATTAGGAGAAACGATACCTTTCGCTCCCTCGTTCTGCATGCTCTTAATCCAAGCCTCTAATGACTTGTCGCTTAGTTGCAAGTATTTAAGACCTGCAAGAAGCGGAGACATTCCACGCAGGAACGAAAGATTATCATCATAGTTTGGGTTAGGCATCTTGAAGTGGAAAACATCCTCAAGATCGAAGTCTCTCGTTCCGCCTCCGATCTTATTCATCCTCCATCCCGATAGCTTGTTATTGGTAAGAATGGGCTGCATTCTCTGGGCGGGTGCAATATGCAATGATAATGCACAGTTGTCATTACCTGCGTGCCTCCACCAGAACATCTCTCCTTGAACGAAATAAAATATACGTGAAAGCGTGATGAACTCACGCCATGTCTGCGTTTCGTTAGGGTTTACAAGAAGTTTAGATATATCGCTATCATCAGGAGCATAGTCGAGGGCTTTCCTTACAGACATGTTATGTCTAGCTACACCGTAAACAGAATTTCGCTGCTTCCTAGTGGCTGTAACCATCGATCTATTGGACTTTACGCCTTCCCTGTCGATATATACGTAAGGAGTAGAAACGTTACATTTGTCCGTGATTTTCTTGATAATAGAGTCAGCGTTTGAAGAATACCCCTTTTTTATGAAGTCCTCGGAATCGTAATTGTAGAATACAACGGGACTGTTTCCAACTAGGTAAGAAACAAGCAAATCGATTGCTTGAGACTTTGTCAGCTTGCTTTTCTTTCTGAATAAACCCATAGTTGATAAATATTTGTTGCAATGTTATAAAAAATATCTATAACAGCAAAATATTTATGTAACTATTTTACTGCGAACTTGAAACGGTACTTCGGGCTTATTGCGTATCGTGTCGCATCGATGGCGTGGTTATAAGAATCTATGGGCTTGTTGGTAGGATTACCGTCCTTGTCTAGCGCCCAGCTGTACTGCCTGAACTCCTTGATAAGATTAATACTTTTTTTGGTTACCAATATAGGCTTACTTTGCAATGCGCTTATACCTGCTCTGATACTGTCTGGACCTTTCACTGCGGGCTTTATATTAAATCCTGAAAGACTGATTTCTTGTATAGACTTAGGTTCTGCACTATCGGCTATGATCTCATCGTAATTGGGTCTTAACCCTAATGCTTTAAAACGTGATATTATGTGAGCGTTAAGCATTCCCGTTTGATAGAACTGTTCGTCCAGATAGAATGCTTCTGGTGTATCTATTACCTTAACAAGAGCCGACGGGTCGTTGCTGAATCCGAAGTCAAGCCCAAACACTCCGTCACCTTCAATCATCTGTTCGCATTGCGTCCAGTTTGAGAAAATCAGACCTTCTGCTATGCCGTACTCGACATCCACGTGAATTCTCTTGAAGTTCTTATCCTTATTCGCCCTGCTGGCAATACGGTTTCGCTC